TCGATTTTCTTCTCTATGTTTTCTCCGTATTCTTTGTCTATTTTTCTGAGCACGATCCAATCTTTCCTGTGCCATATCTCTCTGAGCATCAGTAGCATCTGCGGGTAAATCATTCAATGCCCTCTGAGCATCTCTGAGTTCATTACCTGCTGCTTCTACTTCTGCCTGTTGCTCAGGAGTAAGATCTTTTGCTCTTGGATTATCTCCTGTTGTTGTTGGGCCCGCTTGATCTACTCCGTAAGGATCACTTCTTTCAATTGCGTTTATCAAATTAGTAGCAGCATCATAAGAAATATTATATAATCCAACTATACCCGCAACACCAAGACCTATGAGAGCAGTAGCTGCATCTAATCCCAAATTCATAGCATCTACGCTGGCAATATTACCATAGGAGATTCCCATCTTAGAAAGATATTTTCTCAATCTCTTTTTATCTGCTTCTGACATATTTTGTAGGCCACCTAGTTGATTAATATAATCATTAATACTATAGGGATCATCTAAAACCCCTTGATCTTGATTATTCCAATCCTTTATTATCGCTATAAGGTGTTGTCTAAACGCGGCATCTGATGCTTTACTGTACTTTTCATAAGCTGCTTCAAATTGCTCTGCCTTTTTTGGAACGACAACATCATTAAATGTGTCCCAAGTTTTTTTGAATAAATCAGACCACTCATCTAGTTTTTCCCGATATATGGTTCCACCAATACTTTCACCACCAACTGTAAACTTAGGATTACCATTACCATCTCTACCGAAATAAATCTTTGATACATAGGTATCATACAATCTTTCTGCATCCTTATAATACCTTTCAAACTTTGGACTTATCGCATAATAATTTTCCCAACTATTAATATATTCGTATCTCTCCAAATATTCTGTATATGCTGCATCAAGAGCTTTCCCGTCAATCAAATTATCATATTTTATAGATAATTCTTCAAAACGTCCTGGATCAGCCTCATACATCAATGTAATAGAATTCGACAATTGATCAGAACTCATAGACTCTGGTCTACTCATATCAATCCTTGTCTGTCTTCTCGCTTCTCTGTCTGCATCTTTATCAATTTTTGCCAACTCAGAATCAGATAGTCCTTGATTACCTTCTCTGGCAATATTGTTAGCCTCATTAGAAGCATTTTCTAAATCTTCGGGGGATGATGTTTTTGATACTTCATCAACATACATATCAGCAATTTCTGTGCCACCTGCTGGTCCTGAACCAGTTGGTGCTGCTTCGAGCAAGTAGTTATTGATATAACCATACATTTCTCCAAATGTTCTTCTTGCTGCTTTTTGTCCCAACTTAATTTGTTTCTGTCCAAGAACAGATCTACTTCCATACTTGTCAATATATCTTTGAGGTAAAGTTCCTTGGTCAACTGTTCCTTTTGGATTTACTCTACCTCCAGTGCCAGGAGTTCCCTTCAAAGGTCCAGGATTACTATAAGTTGCTGCTGTTTTTGGATCAGTTGTTCCGTATGTGGTTTTTCCAAATCCTCTTTTTCCTCTATATGGTCTACCACTATAAACTGTTCGTCTAACTCTACCAGCAGCACCAGATCGTACAGCACGTTGTCCAAATGGATTTAGTGCTCCTCTCAGTCTTCTTAACTTTGCAACATATCTGAGTTTAGATGCAAGGTGTGCTGCTCCTGCTGCTGAAGATGCTGGTTCTGGGAATAATAGTGCCAAGACAGCAACAATATCCAGTCCCAACATTGCTGCATTGAGAGCCATCTGCAGCATTTCATAATTCTTATCTTCATCATCTAACTTTTTCTTCTCCCAAGGATATCCCTGAGATTCCGCATCACCCATGACATCAGGAGTTCGCTGCTCTTCTTCTCTACTAGTTGATTTTGGAGTTCCAGTAATTACACACAAATATCTTCCGTGCTCATCTGCCACATTTGAAGGTGGACCAGGGTAAAATGCTCTATAATTTGGAGTATCATTATCAGCACCATTGAGTTTTGGAGTGCCTTGAAACCAAACTGCCTGTTCTAAAG